TTATTGGCTAGGATTTTTGCCTGTTAATAATTCGGTGTAAAAGTAATAAAATTATTTGTTTTCAACATACTCAATTACTTTTTGTTTTATATAATCTATTTGTTCTTTGTCTATCCATTCTAAGAAGTTAAAAGCGTCAAAACAAATTGTTAAGTCTGCTCCCATTTCATCCTTACCTCTTAAATATAGTTCGTTATCTACACATTGAAAAGTGTTTATTTCGTGCAGTCTTTTGTGTGTTTCTTCCATTATTTTAAATTTATTATTACAGGCAAATTGCCATTATTCTTGTAGTGTTTTTTATAGATTGGTTTTAGTTCTACATCCCAACAGTCTTTTTGTTGCCAACCTTTAGTCTTTAGCATTTCACAAAACTTCCTGTAGCATTGTAAAGCAGTTCCTACAACAACAACTGAACGGCTGTTATAGGTTAGGTCATTACCTCCTGAGCTTGTTACCATAGCAGGAATGTATTGAGGTTTTAACAGCCAATGTTCAGCTATTAATTTAGTGTCGTCTATTAGCTCCCCTGTTATAAAAGATATTTTAGGTTCGCTGTAATCAACATAAGTAGAGAATTCTAGTTCTTCTGCGTCTAATCTAGTCATCTTAATAGTTTTGAATGTAAAGTAAAGTCGCTAAAACTGAAGCCCCTATTATTGCTAAGTAAGCAACTACATCTAACACCTTGTTTGTTCTTTTATTTTTTGCTTCAGTTAGATTGTAACTGTCGTATTGCATTTCACCATCTTTGTATTTATTGTTTATCTTAAAGAATGTTTCTTTTTGCTTTTCATTTAGGAATACAGTCATCCCTGTTTTCTTGTTTACGATTTTAAAGTTTTCCAATTTCTTAATATGTATTGATTAATATGCAACAAAGATACAATAAAAAACTTATTAACGAAATTTTTAACTACTTTTTTAACAATAAAATGTTTTTACTAGATAAGCAACTTTAAGTGCTGTCTAGTATATTACCATTAAAAAGATGTGAAAGTGCCTAAAACGGCTAAAGGGGTATGCTTATAAAGGCATTAAAAGGTTGATAGGAGTTTGACCATTATTAAGAACTACTGCACAGCCAACAGCAGGTCTTTTACCGTATTTAGCGTAAGCCATAGCATACGACTTGTGATTGATACCACAACCGACCTGAGTTCCATAAACTCTGAACTTCTTACCGACATAGTGTTCTGTATAACATTGCGTGTGTAGATGTCCTTGAACGGTATTCATCATATCAGCTCTACACTTAGTCCTAGCCGTACCGCCTTCTCCATGTATATATTGTACTCCGTCTGTTTCGTATCGTTCTACAAAGTTCCAATCAGGAGTTTCTAATACTTCTTTGAAAGACTTAATCCATTTACTTGGAATTGAGGATGTCTGAGCTTTACGCATTATGATCCTGTCATGGTTTCCAATGATAACAGTAGCCATAGGAAAAGCGTCACGCCATCTACCTATTTTCTTAATAGCTAATTCTAGCTCATCTAAGCCACCCATTCCGTCTGCACTAGCCTCATGGTAGCTAGAGTAGTGATTGTCTATTACATCACCTATAAACACTACCTCTGTGCAATTATAAGTGTAGTATTGTTCTATACAGAAGTCTAAGTAGCCTTCAAGACAAAAGGGTTCATGCAAGTCGCCAATAACTAGGACATTCCTAGTCTCGGCTTCTCGCATCTTTTCTAGTGCCACAATTTCGTGTGGCTTTAATCTGTATCTGTTACTTTCTCTTTGCGACATCAGCTATTCCCTGACCTACAATTAGAGTTAAGATTGCATAGTACAAATCTTTTGCAGTAGCTTCATCAACTCCTAAGTAAGTAACTAAAGCAGGTACTACTACAGAACTAACTGCATACCAAAACTTCTTGCTCTTAATCATTTGACCGATTAAGTACTTCTCTAAAAACTTTTTCATAACTATTTATTTTTGATTATTAAATTAATATTTTCTCCGCCCAAATTTAGTATTTCTTTGATAACTAAGTCCATAGCTAAACGTGAGTTTTCAACAACGTCTTGTTGACGACCATTCCCTACTAGAATGCAACCGCTTGTATCTTTAGCTGTGTTACCTATATGAAATAAAATATAATCCCTATTAGGAACATCCTGAACTAATAAGTGTAAGTAATCTCTTGTTGCACTTTCTCTCGCTAATCTTAGTCTTACTTTGTATTGTCCTTCAGGAATACAGCTAATATTTCTTTTGTTATTGATATAAGGATTTTCTAAGGTATCACAAAAACTTTCACCATTGATAAATAGTTTACCAATAGTGCTTTCTTTTGTAAAAGTATCTCTAATGATTAAAAGATTAACGCCCCTGACCTCTGTAGGCTTTTTTATAGCCATTCTGTCCTTTACTTGCATTTTTGGAGTGTACTCCCTTACGTTTCTTTTTAACACTCTTATAAGAGCTTGTAACAACATTACGAGCCATCTAGTTATTTTTTTCAAATTGAATGAATTTATATATAGTAAAACCAATTGCTAGAATTAAAGAAACTAGCGTTAGTATTTCGTTACAGTCTGTTATGCTGAAAGCTATAGCTGAGGTGTTAGCTAACCCTACTTGTAGAGTATCTTTTACTTCTGTCATTTTGATTTGTTTTTTTATCTAAGTAGGTCTTTAACTTAGTAACATTTTTAAGTTTAGGTTTATAGTATTTCTTCATTATGAGTAATCAGAAGCGTTTAAAAAGTTTCTTAAAGTAAGTTTAGTCCCCTGCTGCATAGGTCTTTCTAGGTTCATTCCATTATAGTAAGCGTTCCTATCAGGACTTATGTCTGCACCCGAGTTTGTATTGTATTCAGGAAAACTGCTTGTATTGTTAGTGATATACTTAATCATTCGTTCCGTAAAATATTCAGCATTGTTTCTCACTTCTTCTCTAAGGTGTTGAGCGTCTGCCGTACTTAAAGCTGTACCTGTCTCCGAAGTCTTAGAATAGATGTTACCGTTTTCTGTTTTAAATCTAAGGTAAGGAATACACATATGAAAAGCCCAAGAAGGTAAACAGTCTCCTATATACTCATCTACTAAAGTCTTGTAAGCTTCATTACCTACATTCCCTATTGTTCCTGCTGTAATTAAACTTTCTAATTTTTGGTACAAGTCCGTTCCAATCTTTGGTTCGATATAAATACGCTGTGCCTGTAACACATACGGCAACAAGATTTCAGGGTCAACATTTAAGTTGATTGCTGTGCTGTCTTTTAATTTTAATTCTGATATAAATAATACGTATGCCATAGTTAATTGTAATATCCGTTATTTTTCATTCTCATAGGTGGAATAGCTACTAGCTTATCGTTCTGTTCAGCCGTAAACCCTTCACTTCTTGCTTTAGTGTAATTCACTAAAACATCATCATCTAAGTCATCTTTATAGTAAACACTATCAGCGTCTTTCAAGTCAGTTGAACGCCAAATCTGACGCAACCAATAATGTCTGCAATTAGGGCCTCCTTTGTACAAAAATAAATCGTACTTATTGCCATCATGTCCAAAGCCCGGGTTTACTGATTTGCTATTTGTTCCTACTATATCTTTCTTTCTATAAATCTTTTTTGCTCCTACCATTTGTCTACAAAAGCTTCTGCTAGTTCCTGAACGATTAGGCAAGAAATTATCAGTAGCATAAACATACCTCACTTTATAAAAAGCATTTCCTTCTCTATTTAATCCGTCTTGGCTATCTCTAGCATTAGGATTAGCTCTAATTGTTGAAGCAAAGTCAAATTTTTCAAAAGCTATGTCGTTTAACTCTTGTTCAAAGTCAAAGTTTAAATGTTCACCATTAACCATTTCTTCATCTATAACTTCATAGCCTTCAGGAATGTCCTCTCCATACTCAGCTATAAATTTTTCAAGTCCACTTTCGTCCATGTCTAAATTAAAACAAGAACATTTGCTAAAGTTTTCTGTAGCTATATCATGACCTTCACAAGCCATATAAACCGTCTGACCTTCTAATTCGTGTTCGTGATACCCACTACACCCCATAGTTATTGCATGGGCTTCAGCTTCTTCTATAGTATTAAAAACAGGCTGTCCGTCTATCATTCCTACCTTACTTAAATCTTCTCTTACTTCTACATCAGCAGCAGGTTTCAATCCGAGTTCCTCACGTATTTCGTCTTGCGTCATAACTGCCTTTAAGTCCTCAGAAGTAAACTCTAATGTAATAGGTTTTAACTGAACGAAACTTACAGGCAAGTCTATATTGTTTACTGAGAATATAGTTTGTAAAGTGTCTAAGATATGATTTTGTAAAGGTTGTACAACAGTATTTAAATAAAAGTTTGCTGCTGCGTTAAGCTCGTCTACGTTTGAGCCAATGCCTGTATCAGATTTAATTCCCATAAGCATCGGGCTAGTCACTCTGTGTCCTGTAAGTATGTTTTGAACTAATAGCTCTTGAAGTGCTAAGTATTGCTCTGAAGCGTTTGAAACAGCTATAGGAGTTATTTCAGGCGTTCTAGTTTTATCGTCTGAAAACGTCAAAATAAATTTGCCCGAGTTACGAGCGCCTGTGAATTTATCAGTAAGACTTTGTTCTATCTGAAACCTTTCCTCTTGCGTAGGTACACCATTAGCAAAAGAAATAAAGTAGCTCCCACTAAATCCATTTTCTATATTGTTTAAATGAAACTCTGCAACTCTTTGATCTACTAAAGCCCAATTATTTGCTGCTATGTAATCAGGTGTATGATAGCAGTCCATATTAGGACTGTAAGCACCTGTATAAAGTAATTGACTTGTTGCTGTTCTATCGTTAGTATTAAAAGCTGCTATCTCAGTTGGTGGGTTTTCTCTTTCGTTAGCCCAATTAGAACATATATAGTAAGTATCAACTTGACCTAAGTCATTTGGTATTCCTGCTCTTACTCGTTCTACAGGCACGTGGTATATTTCCGCAATTTTAGTTCTTTCAGTATTCCAAATAATATGTATTGCGTAAGCTCCCTGAAGTTTAAAGTCAAAAGCTAATTTCTTAACTACTTGATGTAAAGTTTCTTTTCCGTTAGCGTGCCTAAAAAACTTCTTTAACTCTACATAAGCATCTAAGTCTGTATCTTTATCTTCACAAACTAAGTCTTCACCTGAAATCATTTCAGCAGTAGCGTTTATAATTGCAGCATGTGTAGATGAATTATAATAAAGGTCAATTAAGAACTGAGGATAGAGGTTACGCCATTCTTCCGTTCCGTATTCTATGTACTCTTTACCCTGAACTTCCTGAATTATAGGTGCTGTTTGTGTTTCTAAGTTTATACTAAGTATGTTTTCCATTTTATAAGTTTGATAAATAAGTATTTACATTAGCTGTAAGTGCTGTGCTTTCTGTGTCAAATATTTGTATTTCGCTTATTGTTCCATCATAAGGATTTGCTTCAGGGTTTCTTACTCCTATTGCGTCAATATTTGCTGTTCCTGCTAAAGTTTCTGTGTCTGTTTGTGCTACTCCATTAATGTAAAGTGTAACTAAGTCAGAAGCGTTCCTTGTAATAACTAAATAATTATCTGCTGTTAAATCGCCATCATTAACAGTAATATCAACTGATGAGCCATCTGTTTTAAACCTTAATTGAGTGCTGTTAGTTATTTTAAAAAACTCATTGTTTATAGTGTTATCACCTAAAACAATTACATTATTTAAAGCAGGAAATAATCTTAACCCTAAAGTAAATGCACCTGATAATTCTATGTCAGATGGTGTTTGTAAACTTTGAGAAGCTGAAGCGTCAAAGTCTATAGCTCCTGAATTGTAAGCGGGTTGTTCACTTGCTGTATCTTGTACCATATCAAAACTATTAGAAGAACTATCAGCCCAAGCCGAAACATCAGAACCATTTAATGTAATTCCTGTTTGGTATTTGTACCACGCTTCAAGACCTGTTTCATCAGAAGGTTTCCAACCCCCTAGCGTATTAGTGCTTACTAAACTTAATGCTTGTTTAAGTGCTAACATTATATAACTTGCTCGTAGTAACAAATAGCTAAACCACTTGTCAAAGTGATAGCTGTACATTGAAGAAATAAAGTAGTTCCCGCAGGGATAGTCGTGTGAAGACTTGCTGCTGCTGAACCTGTGCCTGTTTGAATATTAGATGCAGCTATTGAAGCTATTACACTTTCTGTAACAAATTGAATTGCGTAATAATCTTTACCTGTCATTGCTGTTGTTGTAATAACATCACATCTATTCTTTCCTAGTTGCTCTGTTAATAATTGTTGTACGTTTTCTATTGCCATTTTTTTTTATTTTATTGTCCGTAATATATATAATTCGTTTCCGTTGGTGCTTCTCTTTGTGTGTATTGAACTTGCTGCGTTCCGTCTTTTTCTGATAAGTTCATCTTGCCTTTAGTTACTAATCCCTGAACTACTCCTTTAGTGTCTGCAGCAGGACTTAAAACATCATTTTCTGTTGCAGGTGCGTTACCTGAAGAAACAGTTACTGTTCCTACCCAACTAACCTCGTAAAGTTCATACTTATAATATCCGGCAGGGAATAGCTTAACTATTCCTGTGTAAATGTTAGGTATAGCTCCGTAAGATAAATTAATTTCAGTGTATCTGTCTCTAATTTTCTCAGTTTTACCATAAGCATAATAAACGGTCTTATCTAAGTCGTTTGTAAACTTAACTAAGTGCCTTATTTGTGTAGAAGCTACAGAAGTATCTATACGATTGTCCTCAGTTTGTACGTATATTTCTATATCTGTTTCTGTTATTGCTTGTATCATAATTAGTTTGTCTAGTATATAATAGAAATAGTCTGAATTTATTTGTATTCAGTTAATAATAAAAAGAAAAAGGAGTGCCTAAGCACCCCTCAATCAAAGAATATATAAGAAAACTAATTAAGATGTAGTAGGGAAAGTTCCTGCTTCATTAACAAATCCACTTTGATCCCATGGAGTTGTTGTGTAATCTTCTAAGAAAGCGAAAGGAATTGGCTCTAAGCCGTCAAACGTAAGAGTGTAACCGTTCCTATCTCCAAAAGCAGCACCACTATCCATAGTACCTGCATTAAGTTCCATTCCGTTAGACATTCCTAATGCAATAAATACATTATGTCCGTTAGCTAATTGTTGGTTTAATTCTGCAAAAATTCTTACCTTAGATTTTCCTAAAAGCTTAATTTCGTTTTGGTCTTCTTTAGTAAGTTTATTAAGCATAATACTACAAGTAGGAGTGTAAAAAATTGTTCCATTCTCTCTACTACCTGTAATCGTGTCAGTAATTGAAGCTACACCAAGTGGCATAACATACTCATAAATAGTACTACCATCCCAATCAATTGCGTCAATTTCTAATTTGTGTGTTGCGTCATAAGTGTAAGATACATCTTCATCAAATACAGAAAAGAATATTTTTTTTACTCCTCCTGAAATTCTATTACAGTCGAGCCCCCTACCTTTTGTTAGTGCTGTACAAGCCATGTTGTTTTATTTTTTAGGTTAAGGGAGTGAGTGCCTAAGCACCCACTTCCGTATTATTTATTTATTATGATTGTCTTACGATGTCAGCTCCAACTCCTGTCTGAACTCCTGCTGAGTAACGAGCTACAAGTCTCATATTGTCGCTTCCGTCAAGAGCAGCCATGTCCATCAAAGTGATACGAGTAGCGTCGCTTAAAAGGTCAGTGCCGAAGAACATATTAGATTTTTGAGCGATAACAACTTGGTTGTCAATCATTCCATTACAAACCGCAATGTTGTAACCTTCAAATACAGGAACATAATCACCATTCATATTGTAAGCATTAACATATCCTAAAGTAGAAATTGCAGAAATGTAGTATCTGTAAGTCTTTTGGTTCATGTAGATATGTAAATCTTCTTTTCCTAATACTGCTGTAGGAATAGCTGCTACTGCTGCTTGTAAGTTAGCAATTATGTTAGCTGCTGTATAAGCACCTGTTGCTGCGTTCTGAACAACTGTTGCATCAACTCCCGGTAATAAAAGTCCTGTTACAGCTCCGTTGAAGCCATTGAATTTCCCTGCTACAGCAGTTCCTGTCCAAATACTATCTTCTGTTGCTTCTGCGATAATTTCACCCATGTAAGAAATTACATAGTCATTAAAGCTTGCAGGTGGTGGAGCTCCTGCTCCTGCTCTCATTTGTAGAGCTTCCCAACTGTCTAATAATGTAGACTTGCAAAGGTCTAAGTTGATTTGTAAGTTTTTTGGTTCTAAAACTTTTTCAGTAAGTGCTAAAGTACCTGCTCCTGTAAAGTCGCACGTTGCGTCAGCAACTACTCCTGAACCTGCCATACGTTGTATGTTAGATTTGAATTTGATGTTTTCCATAGATGTTAAGTAATCTAAAGAGTTTGCTTGCTTAAGAGCCGCTGAGATGTAAAATCCTGCTGCCTTCCCCGCAAAGTTTGATGTTGTAGTAAACGCCATTTTTTTGTTTTTTTTAGTTTATATTATTTTATTTATTTAAGTCGTATAAGAATTTTTCTCTCCTAGACATCTTGCTGTAATCTTTTGCACTTACTGCGTGACTTCTATTTGAAGAAAACTTATTTACATTTAAAGGATTGTCAGCAGGGTTTCTGCTTAACTTTGACTTCAAGTCTTTAATCTTTTTGTTAAGTCTTGCAACTTTAGATGATTGAGTTTTTGATAAAGTAACTTCTTCAGCAACTTCTTCAGCTTTTTCTTGAATAATCTCAATTGCAATTTCTGCTGCTTTTGCTGCTAACTCAGGAGTAACCTCAGCAGGAGTAGCGTCATCTATTGCTGTTGCAATTTCTGCTACTGCTTCTTCAACAGCTTCTACAACTTCAACAACAGTTTCTTCAACTGCCACTTCAACTGCTTCATCTTCGTATTCGTCTTTATCTTCTTCTTTCTTTTCTTCTTCATCTTCCATATCAACACTTTCACCTACCCTGCTTTTTAAATCAGCTACAGCGTCTTCTAAGTTTTTAATTCTTTTCTCCATGCCTTCCCAATCTTGTACATCTGCTTCTTCTGCTAATTCTTCTTCAACTACTTCTTCAGTATCTTCTAAAGATGTTTCTAAAACTTCAGCAACTACTCCGTCTTCATCAACTCTAAAAGCTATTCCGCTTTCAGTTCTGTAAGTTCCAACAGGCAAAAGTATTGTAGTTCCGTCCTCTGTAAGAACTGAGATGTCCACACCTGCTATTAATTCGTCTGCTTCAGATACAAAGATTGTACCATCTTCAGCTTTTTCTTGCCAAGCTAGTTTAACTGATTTGTTTAAACCTAGTGACACTAAAATTTGTTCCTTTAAATCCATGATTTTTTTATTTTATTAGTGAGTATTAGTAATTATATAATAGATAAACTATTACTTTGTTTGATTTTCCTTTATTATTTCGTTTAAAGCAGCTAAGATTTGTTCGTTTGTAGGTTTTGCATTTTGCATTTCCTGATATTTAGAAGTAAAGTACCCTTCGATGGAAAGTCCTTTTATGTCGCCATCCTTAATCTTGTTCCAAAGCATTTCATTTTGTATCTTCATCTTCACCATCCAAGTGCCTTTTTTTAACTCGTAACCATAAAGTGCTGACTTATCTGTTTTAGGGTCTTCTACTATCCAACTTTCTACAGTTAAAACTCCTGCTACTCTATCCTGATGTTGGTATGTAGCTTTATGATGATTGTTGCTTTTTAAGAAATTATAAGCACATTGCTTAACTGTTTCTTTACTGAAATAAACATAGTAATCACTATCTGTATCAGCGTCATATCTATAGATATTTTTGTCAGGAATTAAAGCAGGAGCAATAAGCTCTCTTTTCTCCTTATCTACTTTAGCAAGAGTTAGGTTGTTTTTTGCCTTACTCATATAAACCATATTCTCCTCTATTGCAGGATCAGAAACTAACGATATACAGTCTATTGCAATTTCTTCATTATCTTCATTTATAACAAGTTCAACTATCTTAGTAGTTTTCATTTCATTATAGTCTTTGTTGGCTTCTTCACATTCAGCTATAGTGTCATACTCACAGCTTCCTGTTTCACCCCATTTTACTTTTCCGTTTTCACATTCTTCGCATGGCATATTATATAATATATTTAATTAGTATTTATTTGATTTTAGATTGTAGCCCTTCTTCTAATATTGGCTAGTTGATTTTGACTATTTGTCATTTCGTCTGTAACTACGTAAGCTCTAAAGGCTTCAGGTTCTGTTCCGCCTGATAATTCAAAAGCTCCTGACATCATTTGAGGTGCAGGTGTTGTAGGTGTTGTTGTAGATGGTGGAGTTACTCCTCCTCCTCCTGCTCCTAGAATTTGTTTTGCTTGTCCTGCTGCTGCTAAGACTGCTGCAACTTGTGTTGCATAAAATATAGGAAACGCTAAAGCTGCACCCGGTCCTGCTGCTGCTGCGGATTTTTGAGCTATATTTAAACCCTGAACAAATCCTACTCCTGTATCAATAGCAATTTGAGTTAGTGCTGCTGCTTTTGCTGCTGCTGAACCTTCTTGTAATAACCCACCTAAAGCACCAATAGCCGAACCTACTGCACTTGCCATTTCTTGTTTACTTTTTTTAACTGCTTCATCTGCTGCTATTACAG